ATATGCTTTTGCGTATATTGCAGGTTGAAAATCTTTAATGTAATAATAATTATTTTGATTACCGTGTTTTGTTAAAAAATATTTATAAACATCATCAGAGGTATTTCCTGATGTTGCAAGTATTGACGCTAAATTATAAGGGTGATTTAAATTATCCCAGTTACCTAAATCTTCTAAAAACTTTTCATCTAATGAACTATAGAAATCACCAGTATTGTCTTTGACTGCTGCCTGATAAGTTACAATCTCATCGATATTATCTTGTGCGTGATTTCTTTTTTTAACACTTAAAAGTTGTAAATTACCTTCGAATACTGGGACCCCATTTTGTAGAATAATAACACGTTCACGAATATTCGGGTCGAATGTGGTATCAGTAATGTTAACATCAAAAAGGTTAGAGAATAAATTATTATTATTCGCAGTACCAGGTAGTTCTATTGTTTTAGAAAAACCACCTTGTCTTTTAGCAATGTCCTGGATTTCAGCAACACTAAAGTTTAATGGTACTGGAACATCTTCACTGATATCTAAATATCCTTTAGTTCCTAATTGTATTTGTGTTGTAAAAGCCATATTTTAAAAGTTTTGTACGCGGTCATTATTAGCCATCTCAATTGATATCTGGATTTGAATATTCTTTCGGTTCTTTTTTGAGACTACCTTATAACTATTTGTTTTAATGATAACTGGCCATAACTTACCGTTTTCTTTTATATAAACAACTGGGCTAGTGTATAGTTCTTTAAGATATTCACTTTCCTCTTCGGTAATCCAGTTGGATATCAAATCTATTTGTTTAACCGTTTGTGTGTTTAAAGTATTACGACCTCTTTCTGTTGAATCATAACCCCATTTATTGGTATTACCAATCTTATCACCTAAAAGCGTTTGATATTCACTTCTAGATATGTTGATGGTAACAGTTTTTTGTAGTTCAAAGTTTGCTGGTATTAAAGAACCTAACCTATCGATAAAAACTAATTCAACGTTGCCATAACGAGTTGTATTCCAATCGATTAAGAAGTTTTTCTTTTCACTTGTAGCATTTAAACCTGTAGGGTCGAACCATTGAATATCGAATGATTCGGTTAATTGTCTAATACATCCTGATGATGGTATTGCGGATTCTGGTGTGAATCCTATGTTAACGGTTACTGAATTACCACTTAAAGTATTGATTAAAGTTGCTTGTTGTGAATAATCACCATAACCACCGTAATTAAAATCAACTATTTGGTCATTGTAATCATTATACCAAGGTGAAACTTCACCACTGCTATTTATTAAGTTGGTATAAGCACCATTTTGGACAGCCTGGTCATAACACCAGCACTTATTTTTTATTATTGGATAAGTACCTTGTTCATTATTCCAAGTAAAAGCACCTATTTGATTTACAGTTTGTGCACTAACATCAAGTAATCCAGGACCAACTGCGAATATCTGAACACCTGGTGTTCCACTTAAAAAGTTTTGAAACACATATTGACCATATCTAGTATTTAATAAACAATAAGTTGTATTTTTATAGTTATCGGTATATAAATTTAACCACATTGAATTTGTTGGCTTTAATCTATAGTTTTGTGGTACATTGGTTAAGAATTGACCAGTGGTACCTGTTGACATTAAATAAGTGTTTGAGGTGTAATCCAAAAAGTCTTGATGAGGTATCGCACCATTGAAAGCAGTATAACCTGTTTGTCTTGCTATATTTAAAACCTCAACTTTTCTTCTGTCGTTGAAGTACATAGTTCCTGGATCTACCCCAGTAGTTACATCGTGTGGATAATCAACAATAACTGTTCCTGTATAGGCAGTTAACACCAAAAAGATACCGTTATAATTTGGGTTATCAAAACCTGGGTCTTGTTCAACCAAAACATAATCACCAGCAACATATGCGGGTAATGTACCAGAATCAACGAATGATAACTTACCTGTATAAGGTCCAGTGGTAACGTATGCGTTGTTATTGAAATCCCAAAAATAAGTATACTCCTCACCGAAACTAACGTTATAACGAATATAATCTGGTCTTGCGTCTGCAATAGTATATAAGTTTTGGTTGATGTAATAACCAACTTGATTTGACAACAGTTGATTTATGTCAGCGATACCATAACCATCTACTGGTCGTGGGAATAATTTATACCTGCCGATTCTGTTGCTTAATGTATCTCCAGAATAAACGTCAACAATATATTTATAACCTTCAAGCGTGTAGTTAGTTGAATTTAAAGGGTAAAAATAAATAGGGTTATATACTGGTGAGAATTTATCAGGTAATACTTGTACTGTGTATGCCATAATTTAGTTTGTTATTTCATTAATTATATATTTTTCGTAAACTACTGCCACTTCGTTTAAAAATTCATCGTATTGTGGTGATGCTAAAACATTTTCTGTAACACCGAATCTTGCATCCACAAAGACAAAGTAATCTGTTGACTCTACTCTAAAGGTAAAACCTGTTGGTGTGTAAATAACGACCGCTCTTGTGGTACGTAACATTAGCCCTGTATCGATGAGGTTTTGACGAATTATTTCATTTTGAAACATATCAGTCAGCATATCCGATAAACGACTTAGGTCATTACGTAATTCACTTTCAAAGTTTGCCATTATTTTATTTTTTATTTACTATATTTTGGGTGTTCTTTTGGTAATAAATCAAAATCAGTATCATACTTTGGGTTTTCAGGTCTACCATTTTTAATAATATATAAAAAAGCATTCACTCTTGCGAGTGCCCATTGTTCAGCAGAAGTAACCTTTGGAGAATGTGAAACATTGAATGCCCCAAGACCTCTTTGATAAACAGATTTTAACATTCCAATATTAACGCCATACCCAAGTTTTTCTTTATATCTTTCATTAAAATCATCAGATTTATCTTTTAATATTTTTTCAACTCTTTCACTAACTTTAGCACCTCTACTTGTTGAAGCATCACCTTTTGCTGTACCTTCACCTTCAGGTTTAGGGTTTGGTGCATCTGATTTTGGTGCCTTTTTAGATGGCACAATAGCTCCTCTTTCACCTACCTCAGCAAGTTCATCTTTATGATACAAGTATTCTGAATCTGCTGTATGAACTGCACCTGTCATTAGTCTACCTGACGCATCTTTATGTGTTGGTCCTTCATATAACTTACCATCCTTGGTATAGTGTGGTACTCCTTCCTTGAACTTGACATTATCGATTTCTTTTAATTTTCTTTGTGCCCATTCGATTCCTTCATCACCACCCCAAGAGTCCCACATTAGTTTACCACAACCTTCACCATATGGTGTGTTTTTGTTTTGTCTCTGACGTTCAAATGATGCCATCCTAGCGATAGTATCTCTTGATATGTTTTCTCTATTGGCAAGTTGATTGGCACGTATTTTACCGACAGGAGTTCCACAAGAACCCCATCCATTTTCTTCAACCCATTTAAGTGCTCTCTTAGCGTTATCACTTGCTGCTTGAGGATAGTCGTTATATGACACCAATTTAACCTCATCAAATAAAAAATCTAATGCCCCTACTTTTTGGAATGGTACATTAGCTCTAACAAGATATTTATAAACTGCCGCACCTACTGATGGTGTTTTCCCAACATACCAAGAACCATATTGATTGGAACCTTCGGTAATACAAGACGCTTCACCATTTCTGATTTCAAAAAACTCTTGTATTGTTATATTGTCATATCTATAGGTGCTATTGTCATTAAATGTAATATAGAGTTCTAATTTAATTGAATCGTATGCATATGATTTAACATTGGATGAGGTTATCCTACCTTCAACGATTTCAAACTCGAAACCACTTATGATTTCAGCAATACCTTGTTTACGTGCTCTATTTCTTGCACGTGTTTTACTAGATATAATATTGGGTGTGTAAACATAACACTTACCTGAGTTACCCCATTTAAAACCAGGTTTTTGATTTGATGAACAGTTTTGTATTGGCATAGTTATAAATTTTCTACAGCTATCTGTAATTCTTCTATTGTATCATATTCAGTATCTTCGAGGTGTACTAACCTTATGCAACCATCTAATTCTAGATGACACATTGTCTCGTCGACATAATCAAAAAAGTTGCTTGTAACTTCGTATCCGTTTATTATCATTTTGTTTTTTATTTTTTTATCTTCTTATTTTTATAAATGAACTTCTAGCATTTATACTATCTGTACCAACAGTACATTGTGTTGATACTACAATATATAAATCATTTGCCCAATTTACAGACAATTGGTTTACCCCAAGATTCGAACCTAGCCAATCTATATTACTACCTCCAGTATTTGAAAATACTTCAGTTGTACCAGTAGATTTTATTGATAAAAATCTCTGTAATTGAAGATATGTCTGATTTACCGCTGATGTTGTATTTGTCGCTACTAATATTGGTGAACCAGATATACTATTAATAGTATTTACATAAATCCTCATTGTCATATTACCAGCAGTACCTGTTTTTCTACCACGAACCGTAACTTCAGCATTATTTCCAGTGGTGAAACTATTAGCTGGTACTAAAACACCACTTGTATAAACATTTGATGTACTAGCCGATGTTACTGCCCCATCTGTTGATGTTTCATAAATATTTGATGGTAAACCTAAATAAGTCGAAGCCGATAAACTACCATTAATAGTTAAACCGGTAAAATTATTTATTGTAACATCTAATGGTGACTGACCTTGGTTTTGAGATATGGTTAAATTGTTATTTGAATAAGTAAAACCTGTAACAAATGTATCTGTAAATCCAGTTATAAAATTAGGTAACGTTCTATTAAGCCAAACGTCCTGAGTAGAATCATAACTTAATACTTGGTTATTTGTTTCCCCACTAATCCTTACATTATGCAGTTCACCCAATTCATATCCATTATCGACCTTTACGAATATCGTACCTTGTGTTATGTGGGCACGAACTACATACCCTATAATTACCGTGTGTTGAGGTCCTATAGGTTTGATATTTGTTATATTTCCAGCAACAGTTGGTGATAAATAAACAACATCGCCATCCACCCACGTTTCACTTTGTAATGAACCTGTTGTATTTATACCCCTTACCAAACCACTTGTTGTTATAAACCCTTCTTGATTATTGAGTATTGTTTCTGTTACAAGTCCAATTGTATCAACTGAACTAGGGTCATTATTTGCTTGAGCTAAATCTACTTTCAATCGTTGTCCTTGTGCTCCAGTTATTCTTACCGCTTGATAGTTTGCTTCTAATAAAGTTATATTAGTTGCAGTTTTATTAACAACCCTTACTACTTGTTCTTGACCTATTTGTAATGTTACATTGCCACCTTTAAGACCTAGGTCTAAAGTACCATCAGTATCATTCCAATTTAAACGACCGACAGCTGATGTTTCAGTTACATTGGTATTTATATTGACATAATGAGTTGTGATGCCAGTAAAAGTATTTATAAAAACATTCAACGGTGCTTGACCTTGGTTTTGGGATATGGTTAATTTATTTGCGTCATTGTAGGTAAATCCTGTGACGTATGTATCAACTCCGGTTCCAGTATTGCCAGTTAAAAAACCAGGGATTGTGACAGAACCATTTTGTCTATTAAGTGTTAGGGTACCATTAGAATAAGTTCCACCTGTAACATAATAATCAGTTCCAGCAGTACCACCAGTTATTGCATCTATTTGATTTTGAATATTAATAATACTTTGACAAGAAGCGACAGTATCACAAGTTAAAAATTGACTTACATATGTGTAGTCGCAGGTTATGCCTGAATATTGGAAGTTCGAACTAAATGGAATGCTACAATCATTTGTTTCTGGAGAAGTTTCAACTGCCAGGTCAATATAAAATCCAACTGTAAACTCAGTTAAGAAGTTATTGATTGGTACCGCTCTTGGAGTGCCTACAACATTAAGGTCCAGGGTGTCAGTCATTCGTATCCAGTTAACAAGATCACGTAACACAAGTAATGTTTCATTTAAAATAGGTTGTTCGTTGCTTCTATCTTTTTGTAAGATATCAACGCAGTATACTCTGAATGACATAACATCGATTTCGTTTTCGAAACTAACATCACCTGGTACAACATATAAAATTGGGAATGAGTTTTCAGCTGTGGCAAAATTATCTATTTGTTCGAAAAATGATGTCTTAAATCTTTTAAGAGATAAGTGGGCATTTGAGAACTGGTTTAGTGCATCTACAACTTGATTAAAATTTTGAATCGCCATATTAAATTTAGTTTATTTATAATTATATAAAAATAAATATCTGCTTTAAAAACTAAAACTTGAGAATCCGAAGTCGGTCTTACCTTTTTTATTGCGTAAGTGATAATAGTGGATTGCATATCTTAACGCGTCCATCGCATCGTCGTAAAGTTTAACGGGTTGGTCTAAAATATTATCACCATTACTTTTCCATTTATAATTTCTCATTTCTTTGATGAGGTTGGTTGATGATTTATCTAACACCAATTTATAACTCTTTACGGAGTTAATACCTTCAGTAACTTCTTTGCGTGCTCCCTTTGCGTTATAACCAAGACGACGTAAATCTTCGATAACATCTGGTCTGGCACTATCAACCAATAGTTCAGTTTTTTTGTTGATGTTTAATGTCAGCATTCTATCCAACAAATCTTTAACCGTCATACCACTCTCATAGATAAGTTCTCTGCAATAAAAAATACCATCATAATTGGAAACCTCAACCAGTGCCATAGGATGGTTAAATCCAATATCCAAACCATAATAACTATCGTTTTGAATGAAGTCACCAATATCGTAGTTGGAATAGATAGTACTTTTTAAGACCGCTTGTTCACCTAGTGCATAAATACGGTAATATCCTTCATCAACATTGATGAGGTTTTCTATTTCTTTAATAATGCTTTCTTCTAAAAAAGGGTTATCCTTATAAGTTGATTTTATAAGGACGCTGTTTTCTTTATTAATGACATCGTATATCCAGGAGTAGTTATCTGATGGATTAAAATCTAAAATAAAGTGTTTTCCAGTACGCATATTCAACTGCTGAAACTCTTCGAATGAAAGTTCGTTAGCTTCATTAGCAAAAAGAATATCACGCTTACGTCCACGTAGTTTTTGTGCATCATCAACACTAAAAAATTCTACAATGCTACCATTTAAAAATCTATAAGTGTTTTCGGTTTTATGGTGGAGATTGGGGTCATAGATACCCAAGGTTTCCATAATCTCAAAAAAGTCACGCATAACCGTAGACCTCAACGCGGGAAATGATTTCCTAACGACTGATATGACCGTATTACCGTGAGTTAAGGCATAGACAATTAAAAGTTGACAAAGTGAATATGTTTTACTTGAACGTGAACCACCTTGATTGACAATAAACCTAGTATTTTTATCTTGGATTGCCTCAAAGTTTTTTGTGAATACTGGTGTATGTTTAATATCTAGTGTTGCCAATATTAGTTCTTTTTAAGTTCGTCGTAAACGTCTGCTAATAAAGCAAAAATAGTGGAGAATATTAAACCTACAAGAATACCTAAAAAAAACGGGTCCGATATTTCTTTTAAAGGTTGTGACCAATGAACGCCATCACTATCGAAGTGTGGTGCTCCTACTGTTACTAGCATTAACATAAATAAAACTATGATTGCTGTTCCAAGTCTTTTGGTAAATAAAAATTTTAAATATCCTTTCATTTTAGTCTTCAGTTAGTAGTCCATCCTCATCTCTTTTTGGTTTGATGGGAATTAATCTTATTTCAGTTATGCTCTTACCGTCTGAGGTAATATCAACGCTATTACTGTAACCGCGTTTACGTCCACGATATCTTAAAATAAAGTGGATTGAATTTTCACTACCTTCAGCTATTTTTTCATAAAGTTTTGATTCAGCAAAGTCAATAACCTTTTCATTGATGATATCGACTTGTGCTTTAAATTCAAGGTCTTTATTATAATGGCAATAATAAAATTCAACTGAAACACCGACTTCTTCACAAGAGGTTGATACTAGACCTTGATTCTTTTTTAAAGCTTTTAAGAGGTTTTCTTTATTTTTTTCCTTTTGACTTCCTAGTGCACGTGGTTTTTTATCTGGTTTAAGTCCCATAATTTATTTTTTTTAATTTTTATTATATATTTTCATATCCATCTCGTAGTTCTTCTTTAAATTTTTTTAGTAAATTATAACATCCAGTTCTTGATAATCCAGTATGTTTTGCCAATTTGGATGAGTTATTTATACCCTTTTGATAAAGTTCAAATAATATTTTTTTATCGAGTGTTAATAAACTAACTTTAAAATTTATATGATTAATTTTATCTTGATAATCTTTTTCAAAAGCTAGGACATCTTCACCGTGTGCATCTTCATCTAAAATATTGATAGAATCTATCTCATTAAAGTCTTTTATAATCCAGGTTTTTTTAAAATCACTTTTTTGCCATACTATTTGTTTATGCATCCAATTTATTGCAATTGACTTTAATCGATTTTCGTTCGGATTTTCTTCCATAATTTCATTCTCCTTACTCTTCATATAGAAGTAACAATCATTTACCAATGTTGTTTTAAAGTCTGTCATATGCAATCTTCCTAAGATGTTATTAGCAACTTCTACTAACGCTTTATGGTTGTCTTCGAAATATTTATCTATATTGTACAATAAATTTTTTTTTAAAATGGTCGTCGATTTCTTTTATTTCATCATCTAGCTTGAAATTACATTTTTTAGCTATGTTTTTAAAATGTTTTTGTTCGATAAGTAGAGATTCGTAAATAATAGCACAATTCTCATATTCTTCTTTTTTTTCGGCAATACCTAAAAACCTATAATACATTTCGAAAACCTCAACAACATTTTCCATTAATTCATTATCGGTGATATTGGTTAATAGTATTTTATTTAACACTATTTCAACTTCAGTTTCTTTTGAGAATTGTGCATCTATTTGATTTTTACAATATCTAACAAAAGTTTTTAGATCTTTTATTTCATTCACCATATTTTTCGGTATAAATTTTTTGAACCTCTTTTGAAATTGAAATCCAGTTTATGTTAATAAGTATGTGCTCGGATAACTTGCCATCTAATTCACCAACAATTTTAGTTTTTATTTCTTCATCCTCATCCTGAGAATTTTTTGGTAATTGTTGTTCAGTCCATATAGGTTCTTTTATAGAATTTAAATTCCATATTTGGATGCCATCAATATGGAAATTTATGTACATTGGTATTATATTATTTTTTTTAGATTCTTGGATTAAAAAGTCATATTTATTTTTCTCTATTATCCAATCGTTGAAGGTTGATATGTTGTAAAACCTAACTTTAGATTCAACTAGACATATACTGTTGCCTGACATAATGACAGCATCCCATTTATCGTAACTATTATCTTCACTAAACTTGATTAATTCTAAATTTTTAAGGTTTATTAGTCTTTGTAATAAAATCCTTTCACGAATTGATGTTTTAATGTAACTTTCATTTCCCATAATTTATATATTGTTGTTAATATATAAATATCCGGTAATTTATTTTTTTTTAAAAATATTTACTTTTCTATTTTACCAATAGGATTTGATAATTGTTCATAATATTCTTTAAGTATTGGAAGATATTTTTTATGACGTTCTAAATAATCATCCCAGGTTAACCTACTTTCTCTTTCAAAACTTTCCTTCATTAAAAATTTGGTGAATTCTTTATTACGAGAAATTTTTAAGAGATGTGCTTTGACTTGCATTGATTTTATTGAACGCCCAGGTAATAATTCAAGTAATTCCTCGTGCCTCGTGTTGGGATAGAATATCTCTAGCACAACTATTTCTTCTTCTGACCAAGGGATTCCTGACATTGTTTTTCTTTTAAATTTTTTATTATTACTTGATACGCTTTGGTGAATGATTTTTCTAGGTGATATATATCATCTTTGAAATCAATTTTTCTTTTTATCTGACTCATTGGTATTTTATTTTATAAATAGTAGTACTGATAAAACGGAGGTTGGGAATAGATTCCAGCCCTCTACTAATAGACAGCAGCCCTCTACTAATAGACAGCAGCCCTCTGTATACAGAGAGATCAATAATAAGAATATAATAAGCAATAAAATAAGAAAAAAATAAAAGCAGCAATAGCAATATTTATTGCATAATAAAATATATTTTATTTTTTTTTAATATTTTTTGACTTTTTCTGATCTATCCGTATATTTATATTATATAACAGTAAAGTTAAAAAAATCTTGGGTTCCTGCTGGAGTTGCTACCAGCAGGTTTCTTTCCCAACTAAAAAAAGAAATGAAAACATAAAAAAGAAATAAAAATAAAAATGAAAACAGAAACTTTCTTAAAAATTAACTACGAATTACTTGATAAAGGTTACACCTTATCTCAAGCAGCAATTTTATCTTACTTAAAGTCATTTCAAGAACAGAATAAATATTGTTACCAATTCCAAAAAGATATTGCTTCCAAATTAAAAATACCTTTTGGTACGCTCAAATCAGATATTAAAATTTTATCAGATAAAAAGTTAATCTTTACATCCCAAGATAAAAAATATTTAAATGCTGCATTCAATAACCGTAAAGCACTTATTTTAGTTGATGATAAAAATCCGTTACCAACTATTGAAGAAAGCACTATATTAATCGCACAGGCGTTTACAGGACGAACTGAAACTATTGAAGTTATACCAAGTATTACAAAGGCGGAAGAAAGTGTCTTAAATCAAATAGAAATAGCTGAAGATGTTATACCTCAACTAGAACCAAAATTTTTATTACCAGGAAATCTAACTTCTTTATATTGGGAAGATGAGGAAAATATTGAATGGTTACAGCGATATATGCTTGATGGATATAAAATAGAAGGCGTATTAGAGGCTAATCTCAAAATACGTTTAGAAAATTACAAAGACAAATATTTATTAGAAAATAACAACAACTAAAACAACAACAAACAAAATGAAAACACAAAAAAGATTAGATTACGAGAAGGCATACAGAAAAAAAAGGTATGAATCAGTGGGACGTAATGAATACTTCACTACCAAGGCAGCGAGAAAAGAATTCAAAAAAAATGCGATTGAATTATTAAAAAATTATTATAACAATTTAACAACTAAAAACAACTAAAATGATGACAAAAGAAGAAATTATACAAGATTTTGTGAAAGAATTAATCGAAAAAAATATCGAATTAAATGCACTCATAATGGATGAATATTATGAGAGTGCAGCACTCCTTAACGAAGATATTAAAAATCTTATCCAAATAACGGCAGTTTTACTTGACCTGGACAATCAAAATATTGGGTATGAAAATATATATAAAACACTGGAGGACCAATACCAATATCTTTACCAAAAAATGATAAGTAGATAAAACAAAAAACCCACTCGATTTGAGTGGGTTTTTTTATAACAACAACAAGATATATTTGGGATATTATCTTATAATAAATATACGCTTTAATCAAAAAAAATCAACTATTTAAAATTTTTTTTACATCATCTTTTAATTCAGAAGTTCTTCTAAATACTTCTTTTAACTTATCCCAAATATTGACTCCAGAGATAATCTCATAATTCTCCAGCATACTTAAAACCTCAACAAAAATTAACATTGTTGCCACTATTTTTGTTAACAATAAGGGTACCATCCCAAAGGAAATCATAATGTCATTCAATATATATTTTTCAACACAAAAGAATAAAACTATTGCTGATTGGTATAAGACCATTTTGGAAACGATTCTACTTAACCTACGAGAAGTTATCGCCTCCTTATTTTTTAACGCTCTAACAACACCAAATATGGTATCCAAAAAGATCGTCGCACCTACGATAAGTATTAAAGGTTTTATCGGCATTAGAAAACTAATTACGATTGTTAATAAGGCAAATATATTAGTTTTTATCATATCCCAAAATAAAAGAATTTCTTTTTTCATTATCTAAAAGTTCTAAAGAAACCATTAAAATTATTATTACAACCAAATAAAGCACAACCATCGTAAGTGGCAAATGAAGGGTCATACGCAGTACTATCTGGTAATATGTCCTGGTTTGTCGCCTGTGTAACGTAATTAGGAAATAGGTTACCATTGAACATTAAATAATTTTGGATACGTTCTGCGTAGAATTCTGCACGATTTTTTAAACTATTTCGTAAGAAGTTCATAGACGCCATATCAACATCACCACTGTTTTCACCAAATTGACGTTGCATACCTTTATTCTTTATTTGATAGTTTAAGTATGGTACCGTTTCATATGCTGAATAATAAGCCAAACAAGGTTTGATTAAACTAACCAAATATTCCTCATTACTATTAAGTGTTTGTGCAGAGTAAGATATTATTAAACTATTATAAAATTGTGATCCTAAAATAGGTTGGATATACATATCCTGAGCTAAAGGGATATTAGGCATAATATCTTTTGTATCGATATTCTGATTAAGTGGTGTATGTTCTCTAAGATATAATTCGGAGATAAAATATACGTTTGTCATATTTTTAATTATTAAAATTTATTTTTATGCTAAAATTAATTCAGGTTCTTTAAGTTTTATTTTTACTGTCATACCATTCAAGCTTAAAAAATAATTAACAATATTCTCGATATCCATTTGTGCTGGTTGAATAACTGATTGATTAAATATATCAAAAGCGTAAGGTAAAGAAGTACTATTACCTAAAGACCCTGGTGTTTTTAAACCTAACAACATTGGGTCTATATTGTGACCATAACATATCTGTCTTTGAATAGTATCAGTTAAGGATAAGAATGTCTTGTCCAGCTGATTTGGTTGCATCTGAGTCACAGTAGGTGCTAAATCTTTACCATCACTAAAAGTAACCAATGCACGACCAGTTTTTCTACTACCAGCAAAAGAATTATTTAAATCAGCTAATATTTGTTGTTTTTCCTCTCTACTACCAGGTCTTTCAAAATATTGAATTAAAATACTTGGGTTGATGGAATTTAAAATATTTGATTTATGATATTGACTCATTTCAGAATCCAAAACCACCCAATTTAAAGTCGAAAGATATGAAGGTTCAGCGTATAATCTTTGTCCAGGACTTTCGGTTTGGAACATATAAATCTGATTCTTATCTTTTGTATTCAACCTATCAAATCTTGGATACCTTATAGTTTCATACTTTCTATCATTACGCCAATCGTAGTTGTATAAAAAGTGAGTAGGTTCCATTTCTTCATTAACATCAGCAATTCTAATACGCTCTGGTGATATTCTTTTTACTTTTATGACCTTGGTATTGTCTTTATTCCAAGTTACTTTTAAA